ACGCCATGTTTGTTGTCAGGAAGTCAGGCAACGAAAGAGTAAAGCAAGAGGGCAAGAAGAATGTCCATGCTTTTGTCAACGGTATTCGTTCTAAACTCAAGCAAGGTATGATGCCTGAATTTGCATCTTATAAAGTCCGATATGATCCATACACAATGGATTATTTTCACTACGAAAGAATTGTCAATGGTAAACCTGAATGGTTGCAAGTGGATAGACATTGGATAGGTAATGTCTATCTGTACATGAATGATGGTAAGCCACGCATTTACGCAGACATTGATAAATTGTCAGGCGAAAAGTTGTCAGCCGTTGCTTCAAAGGGTGAACCCATTCATGTAATCAAAGATGAAACTTGCATAAAAAGATATTATGATGGTGGTGGATTTTCAATCGAGTTTTTGAGGAAGAAACAGAAACAGATAGAAAATAAAAAGAAACTTCTTGCTATTTAATCTAGATAGTTTAGAAGAATAAATATGTTCAATTTA